CCACTCTAGAGGAAAAGTGAAACTGTCGGCATTATCCATAGTATCGCCCCTACGTCAAGCCTAATCCATGCAAAATCGGCAAAGTTTATTAAATAACTTATCACACCCCTCTTTTGGTGTTTCTGTACACTTATACCAACGAGTGGCAACACACCCCTCTGCCATTGTGTGTACCACGCTACGCCACACCCCCCACCCTCTCCGGTAGTACCACCAATGAGGGCTTGGGGTTACCCCCACCCACCCAGTGTGTACCACGTTTGGGTTCGATAGGCCCCCCGTTTTTAGTACTCATTTTTAGGGGTGTCATACCCCCCATCTGGGGGGCACGGCCTTCAAAAACAGCCAGCAAACTTTTCAAAATCATAAAAACCCACCGTTGTATTTATGAAACGACCACTTTATTACGTCTTCTAACAGCATAAATAGTTGGTGGCGTAACGTTATATTTTTGTGCCAACGTTTTTGCTGATTCTTTAGATTGTACAATGTGTGCTATATCTTCTGCTGTTAGTTTATTGGGTATCGCTGGAGGTGTGCGAATTGCTTCTTCTGCCTCCCATCCGTCACTTAATCGTGTCAAAAGCGTGCTTTTTGAACATGAACATCTGTCATCTTTCACCCACTCAACAACATATTTTGTTTCACCAAATGCTTTTACTAATTTTCCAGATGGTTTCTGTGGTTTTCTACGGTACGGCGCAGCAATAGCTTCGCGTATGTCTATGCCATCTTTTATACGTTTACGTAATCTACTTTCAGAGCATTGGCATTGAGGTAGCTGCGCAATCTGAGATATAGTTAAATGTTGATTGTCTACATCATATATTTGTGGTTCGTTGCCATTATTGTGACTACATGACATTTTTAATTCTATAATATCTGGTCTAAAGTCTTTGAGTAACCTGTATATTGTTCCGTTGTTACAATTGTATTTATTTGCTATTTCTTGGTATGTATGGTTATTAAGTCTCATTGCGATTATATCTTCTAAGTACGGCAAAAGCCTACGTTTCTGCGATGGTCCTATGGAATCCCAATAGTCTTTAGAATTTTGTGAATACGACCCAGTTTCTAAGTGGTGTGGATTGCAACAAAGTTTATTGTTGCACTTGTGTCTAATCAATTGCCCTCGAATATCTTCATTATAGTATGATGCATATGCTACTCTATGAGCAGTATAGTATTTATTTTCACTGCGAAATTGTCCGTATCCACTACTATTAGTACCACCTTGCCACTGCCAACAATCGCATGGTTTACCAGTAGCTATTTTGTCCCACACCATATCTTTAATTGGCTTGGGAATTCTATTAAATCCTGGATTTTTATTATATGTACGTGGCATTTTTAAGAGTTCATGTTCATGTGTGAGTAAATCGTCTTCAGCACATTTAATGAATAGAGCAGCCTGAAATTTATACTGCATATTCCAATCTTCTTGTAAGTCAGTGTTATAATGTGTACCATTATTTAAGGACAGTATGTGATTATATAGTCTGTTGCCAATATTTATACTGCTTCCAATATACCATTTATCTGTGTCAATACAATAAATACCATATACTCCGGCGACACTATTTAATATATGTATATCGCACAGTGGCAATACATGATTAGGCTTACGCAACCCCAATTTTTTTGCCATAGTTCTGATTGCGCTGTATGATTTATTTAACAAGGAGCATAATTCTTTCTTTGTGTGGTTATGATAGCTAGTATATAATACATGAAGCTCTTCGTTGTTCCATTTAGCGCTTCGGTCTTTTCTTTTTGTTTTATCTTTGGCTCCTTTTGGCCTACTCATGTTGGTGTTCTCCTCTCGCCCACTCAGGCTTTGTGTACTCTTCGCTACGACTTGTCGCCAATGTACCTATTTCATCTGTCATTTCATGCTCTTGTATGTCGTACAGCGTTCGTCTCACTTCGTCAACTATCTGCATGAGCGTAAGCTCTGTGTCAATGGCTTCGCCCCGCCCCATTTTGACAAGCGCATCTTCCGCAACACTCCTGCAACGACTCAGCCCCAAGTGCATCATGGTTACGTCTACACTTAGGAGACCGCCGTTTGGATTCTTTATAACTCTAGGCTCTGGCATTACTTACCTTCCTTGCTTACTGGTTCATTATCGATTAACTTACAAACTCCGCGCCCATGTGCTTTGCGCAACCCCATTTTTTGTCTTTTTTTTCTCCAGGCGTAAACTGAAATGAAACGACCACTTATTTCACTTAGTGCTGCCGCACCGGCCTTATCTGTGAGTTTATGGGCGTTCTCCCTTATGAATTGTTCTTCAACATTATTCCATACAACATTCATTTTTTCTCTCCTATTGACAAATATAGTTGTTTCACGGTATAATAAAGTGGCCGACCGTTTTTTTAACCAAGGAGATTATTATGAGCGAACAACCACTTATTCCTTCCCTATTATACACGGAAGGTTCCGCAGATGTCAAGAAGAGTGTGGAAGATGACCTAAAAGTTCCCGACCCTGATGCAAAGGTCGCAGAGGCAGCTATTGAGAAGGCTAAGCAAGAGAGCAGTTAAGTGAGAGATTAAGATGCACATACCTGAAGGCTATACTGAAGAACAGGTTTTGACCTCTTTGGAGAACGCGCTGGATACCGTTGCTCCCTCCTTCCCCTTTGGTTACTTTGAGGAAGAAGACATAAGACAAGAAGGATTCCTAGAAGCACTACAAATACTACCCAAGTACGACCCAAAGCATAAGTCCTCATGTTCGTTGCAGAGCTTCTTGATTACCGCGCTGCGCCGACGCTTCATTAACCTGCACCGCAATAAGTTGTATAGGAACACACCTCCTTGCTTAACGTGTTCATTGTTTGACAAAGGCGCGCGAGAATGTACGGTGTATGAAGAAGATAATAAAGAAGAGTGCAGTAAATGGCTAGGATGGTATAATAGGAATCAAGCTAAGCGTAGTCTTATGGAGTCGTGTGATAGTTCAAAAGTGACACATATGATGCATGGAGAAAATACAGATGTTTGTACACAGTTATCAACTGCTGAACTCATGCAGTACGTTTCTAGTAAAATATCATTGGCTAATAGAGCCGACTACTGCCGTTTTATTGAGGGGGCTCGCTTGAGCAAACAAAGGCGGGAAGCAGTTGTAGATGAAGTACGTAAAATTGTAGGAGAACTTACAAATGGCGAGTTTGAAACGTGGCAAAGCGAGTAGGACCGAACTTGAGTATATTGCTGCAAATACTCATAGGCCAGTTAAAGAAGTTGCGGAAGAATTAAAGCGAAGCGTAGCTTTTGTGCGTAAGCACACAGAGGCTACCCCTGAGCGTCAGAGCATTGAGGAGCGCTCTGATTGGGTCTCACGACTTGAAGCCTCCTCTTTTTGGGGCGAAGTCCGAAAGGGGCTTATGGGTGGTGAGATTGAATATTTCAAACAAGCATGGGCATCTTATATTGCACAGTATAGCTCCTCAGATATCTTGGCCACAGACGAATTGATGATTAAAGACCTGTGTATGCTTGACATCCTGTGTCAACGCGCTCTTAATGATAATGCCAATGTTACACGTCGTATTTCTGAGCTAGAACGTCTGATTCAAATTGAGCAAGACAAAGACCCAGATGTGAGAGACCAAATGGAGCTTGCCTCGTGGAGAAATGAATTAACTCCACTGATGGCAGCTAAGCCAACTCTCAGTAAAGAACACAGAGAATATCAACAGAGAAAAGATGCTAAGTTGCGTGACCTTAAAGGTTCTCGTGAGCAGCGTTTCAAACAAATCGAAGAGAGGAAAGGTAATTTCTTTGAACTCGTAAAAGAGTTGGATACAGAAAAAAAACGTAGACAAGAAGGTCGCTTAAACGCCAAAGTGCAAATGGCTGCTGAACTTGTAACCGATGATTGGAATAACGTGATAGAGTTTGAGGATGGTACTTTAGATAAACCTTTATTATCCCCAGAAGGAGAATTGAAAGATGCGAGACTTCAGAATGAACAAAAATAAGCCACTTGGCTCTAAGAACCTGACAACTATTGCTGGCTTTAGTCAGAAAAGAGAGTCTGAGCCTGAGCCTACACCTGAGCCTGTGCCTGTACCAGAACCAATTATTGAAAAGGTGGAAGTGGTCGAATATGTAGATGCAAGACCTGTGGCTGAACAACTTGGTTCTCTTATTAAGCCAGTTGATGATAAACTTCCAGAAGAGAGCAAGGAACTACCACCACCAATGACTGAGGATGAAATCGACAAGGCTGTTGAGGAAGCTAAAGCTACACCTAAACTAAGCACCAAAAAGAAAAAGAAGAGTAAAGGTGATGGAGTTAAAAAAGCAGGAATTGAAGCTAAGCTTGGTGAGGAAACTACAGTAACCATTGGAGAGGATAAAGAAGATGACAGCGAGAACGAAGAGTCCAAATAAGTCAGCCATTGTTATAGGCGTGACAGGACAAGATGGTTCATACTTGTCTGAATACCTACTTGATGAAGGATATGACGTAGTTGGGGTGAAGAGACGCACGAGTACAGATAACACCTGTAATTTACTGAGCGTTCTTGATAATGAGCGATTTCATCTCGTCGAGGGTGATATTGTTGATTATGCTTCTGTGTCTGGTATATTCTCACACGCAACATCTGAATTTGGTGGCGCGCCACATGAAGTATATAACTTGGCGGCGCAAAGCCATGTTGGTACTAGCTTCCAACAACCTTTAGCAACATGGGATAGCACTGCAAGTGGTGTTATAAATATTCTTGAGGTAATGCGTCAAGAGAATTATATTGACACTACACGCTTTTATCAAGCATCTACTAGTGAGATGTTTGGTGATAACTATGAGGAGTGCAACGGTGAAAAAATCCAAACAGAAAATACTCGCTTTAATCCTCGCAGTCCGTATGCTGTCGCAAAGGTTGCGGCACACAACTCTGTGAGTTTATATAGGGATGCCTATGGGCTGTTCGGTTGTTGTGGAATTTTATTCAATCATGAGAGTCCACGGCGTGGTGAACATTTTGTAACTAGAAAAGTTACGAAATATGTAGGTCGTTTGTATCAAGCCTTGAAGCGCGGAGAGTCAATTGAGAAGCTTGGTCTTGGAGACCTGGATATTAGACGAGATTGGGGACACGCAGTAGATTACGTGCGCGCAATGCATATGATGTTACAGCACGACGAACCAGATGACTATATTGTATCTACTGGTACGTCTTATAGTATTCACGACCTATGTCGTGTTGCATTTAGTGCTATTGGACAAGACTACAAAGACTGGGTTTATACTGACCCGCAATTTGTGCGTCCAGCAGAAGTGCCGCACTTACAGGGCGTATGTGATAAAGCACACAATGTGCTTGGCTGGGAACCTCAAATAACTTTTAGTGAGCTTATAGAAGGAATGGTTCTTAATGATATCGTATCAGCCGGTCAACCATGGACTTTATTAGAAGAAGCAAAACGAGAGCTGTCATGAAATACGTAGTTATTAGAGATACGCGCGAAAAAGAAGGACATGGTTGGTCATGGAGAAAGTCTAAGTATTGTGATGGGACAGTCTCACGCAAGCTTGACACTGGTGACTATACGTTGGAAGGAATGGAAAACTATCTTACGATTGACCGTAAAGGTAGTATTGCTGAATGGGCAAAGAATGTAACAGAGGCTCGTTTTGAGCGAGAGCTTGAGCGTCTGGATGCCATACAACATCCATGGATTCTATTAGAATTTAACATGAACGATGTTTTGAATTATCCAGTTGGTTCTGGTATACCTAAGTACAAGTGGAAGTACTTAAAGTTTAGAGGCCCATTCATCTTAAAGAAAATGACAGAAATGACTATGAGACACAGAGCACGTATAGTGTTGTGTGGTGGTAGTGGTAAAGAAGTAGCCTCCAACATTTTTAAGAGAACAATCGAACATGCCAACGCAAACTCTGCCAAATCCAAATAAAAATAAAATCTGGACTCCAGATGAAATCAACTTGATGGTTCAGAATAAGTATCTGGGGCTTCCAGAAGACTTTGATGAATCTACGGCCTTGGCTAGAAATATGTTGATGGATATGGGCAACAGTTCATATTTCAAAGAGACGTATTCAGATGATGGTCCTGTATATGAAATATTGGACTTCATGTCGCGTCCAGAAAACTTCTACTATACATGTAAGTGGCTATTCAATATTCACTTGATGCCGTTTCAAGTAGCTATTCTTCAAGAACTGTGGAATAGAAAATTCCCCATGTTAATTGCTACTCGTGGTGGTGGCAAGACATGGATTCTTTCTTTATACGCCATGCTACGTGCCGTATTCCATCAGGGCTGTAAGGTCGTAGTGGTTGGTGCTGCTTTCCGTCAATCTAAGCTCCTGTTTGAATATATGGAGCAGTTCTGGCGTGGCGCTCCAATTCTACGTCACATGGTCGGTGATGGTAAACATCAAGGTCCAAAACGTGACGTAGACCGTTGCAACTTCTATATTGGTAGTAGTGAGATTATTGCTATTCCACTTGGTGATGGTACAAAGATTCGTGGTTTGCGTGCCAACTATACTATTGCTGACGAGTTTGCATCTATTCCTCTGGAAATCTTTGAAGTTGTTATTAAAGGTTTTGCTTCTGTAAGTGCTAGTCCAGCAAAGCGAGCAGAAGACATGGCAAATATTGAAGTGCTTAAATCCTTGGGTATGTATGCAGAGGCTGACGAAGTTGATATTGGTTTTGGTAACCAAACGGTTGTTAGTGGTACTGCCTACTATTCTTTTAATCACTTCTATGATTATTGGAAGAGATACAAAGCCATTATTGAAACTCGTGGAGATGAACACAAGCTAGAAGAAATTTTCCGTGGTGAAGTTCCAGAAGGATTTGATTGGACGCAGTTTAGTGTCTTTCGTGTTCCATGGGTTAAGCTTCCAAAGGGTTTCATGGATGAGACACAAGTACACCAAGCTAAAGCTACTGTTCACAGCGCCATTTACCAGATGGAATATGGAGCATGTTTTGCTACTGATAGTGATGGCTTCTTTAAGCGCTCGTTAATTGAATCATGCGTGTGTAATAATCCAATTGAATTAGCTAGCGGACCAGTCAGATATTCAGCAACGATTCGTGGTAATCCCAATGCCGAGTATGTTTATGGAATTGACCCCGCTTCTGAAAATGACAATTTTGCTATTGTAATTTTAGAGAAGCATGATGACCATGCACGCATTGTCTACTCATGGTCTATTAATAGACAGGAATTGAGAGAGCGAGTTAAGAACAAGGGGAAGGTTGAAAACAAATCCTTCTATTCTTATTGTGCTCGTAAGATTCGTGACCTTATGAGAATATTCCCAACACAACATATTGGTATTGATGCTCAGGGTGGTGGTGTGGCTATCGCGGAAGCCCTACGAGATGAGGCTGAGTGTGATAGTGGCGTTGGAGAAAAATTGTTGTGGCCGTGGATTAAGCAAGGAGATGATGATGTCTTTTGGTGGGAAAAACCAGATAAGCCCACAGACGGCGAGCCTGGACTTCACATCTTGCACTTGGTTCAGTTTGCCGACGCTAAATTTACTTCGGAGGCAAATCATGGTATGAGGAAGGACTTTGAAAGTAAAGTTACTCTCTTCCCTTATTTTGACCCAGCAACAATCAGTGAAGCTATTTCATTAGATAAAATTCACAATAGAGACTATGATACACTAGAAGATTGTGTAATGGAAATAGAAGAGTTGAAAGATGAGCTTGCAACAATTATACATACACAAAGTATGGGTGGTAGAGATAAGTGGGATACTCCCGAAGTTAAACTGCCAGGAAATAAGAAAGGTCGCCTGAGAAAAGACAGGTATTCTGCCTTGCTTATCGCCAATATGCTTTGTCGCGTTATGGACAATCGACTTCCAGGAATTCAACATCAATTTGTTGGTGGGTTTGTTGGACAAAGAAAAGCGGTCGGGGCCGCAGGTGGTCAAATGTATGTTGGCCCAGACCATATTGTGTCTAAAATGAACACTCCTGTCTACGGTAAGGGACTTATTAAGGGACGTGGTGTATAATCTAAGTAGAGGAAATACATTCCTATTACAATTCAATTGAATAGACGGAGAGATAGATAATGGTAAAAAAACCACAAAGAGCACCAAGCTCTATACCAACAGCTTCTCCTGCTTATACCAATCAGGGGGCATTTATTCAGATAACGGATGACGATTTTATCCAAACATCTGGTCAGGCAGTGAAAGCGTATGATGGATTACATTCCGCCACTGCTACACATAGTGGGGGCGGTGGTCGTGATTTGTGGGCCAACGTAGATACTAATACATCTATACGTAATCAATTTACACGTCAAGATTATGAACACTTTCGTCCACATGAAGCTATTCCACATTGTGGTCTTGAAGTAATATCAGTATGTCGTAATGCTTATAGACGCGTTGGTATTATACGCAATGTAGTAGATTTGATGGCTGACTTTGGTTCTCAAGGAGCTAGGCTTGTACATCCGAATCCACGTATTCAAAAGTTTTATCGTGGATGGTGGAAGAAAGTTGGAGCACCCAGAATTTGTGAACGATTTCTCAATCTATTATATCGTGAAGGCACGTCTATTGTCAAGAGAACTTCTGGTAAGTTGCCGCGTTTAGAGGAACGTAACTTACGCGCAATTGCTAAGAATGGTAAGATTGACCAAGATGGTCAGTATGAAAAGTCTTTAACCACCACCGCGCGCAATATTCCTTTGCGCTACAACTTCTTAAATCCTTTGTGCTTAAAAGCACTATCTTGTGAACTATCTCAATTTGTTGGGAGTCAAGCCTATTGCATGAAGGTTAGTCCTAAGTTGCGACAGTCTGTTAGTTATCCAAAAACAGCGGCAGAAGTAGCTCTTGTGAATATGCTGCCGAAAGATATATTGGCTGCTATTAAGCGAGGAGATAGTGAAATTCCGCTGGACCCAGATAAGGTACAAGCATTCTTCTATAAGAAAGATGATTGGCAAACCTGGGCCGACCCAATGACCTATGCTATTATGGATGATATTATTCTGTTGGAAAAAATGAAGCTTGCTGACTTAGCTGCCTTAGATGGGGCTATATCTCAAGTTCGTTTGTGGACATTGGGTGATATCGATGCTGGTATCTTTCCTACAGAACTAGCTATTGCTCGCTTGTCTGAAATTCTTCTATCCAATCCTGGCGGTGGCGCTTTTGATATTATTTGGGGTCCAGAACTTACTGTTCAAGAATACAAAACCAACGTGCATCAATTCCTTGGTGAAGAGAAGTATGTGCCAGTTTGGAACAGTATTTACGCTGGTTTAGGAGTTCCACCTACTCTAACCGGTACTTCTAGTGCGTCTGGTTTTACCAATAATTTCATCTCATTAAAAACGTTGATTCAACGCCTTGAATATGGTCGTGGTATTCTGCGAACTTTTTGGGAACAAGAAATCGAACTAGTGCGTCAAGCTATGGGTTTCCAGAAAGGTGCTAAGCTTGTCTTTGATAATATGGTATTGTCAGATGAAGCGGCAGAGAAGGCTCTGTTGATTCAATTGGTAGACCGAGACGTTATTTCTGTTGAAACGTTAGTTGAACGTTTTGGAGAACTACCAGAGTTTGAAGAGTTGAAACTTCGCAGAGAGGAACGTGCGCGTAAGAACGGTATGATGAAACCCAAGGCATCTCAATGGCATACTCCAGAAAAAGTTTACGAATTTATGAAAACCGCATTGCAGCGCGGTTACATTGCTCCAGAACAAACTGGCATGCAAGACGAATTTCCAGAAGAATTCCTAGATGCAGAAACTCCCTTTGAGCAACAACTTAAAGTTACTGCTGAGAAATCTGCCGCAACAAAACAGAACGGACCTGATTCTGGTCAAGTTAAGAAAGGAAAAGGTGGGGAGGGTCGTCCTAAAGGCGTGAAAGACCAAGCTGGTCAACCAAGAAAGAAACGGCAACCCAAGGCTGTTGGCGCTGATACCGCTGCCTATATGACTTCTTTGATGTGGGCTCGTTCTGCACAACAAGAAATATCCGATATTGTTACTCCTCTTATCTTACAACACTATGGTAAGAAAAGTCTAAGAGCACTTTCATCTGAACAAGTAAGGGAAGCAGAGAAAGTGAAATTTGCTGTACTGTGTAATACTCCAGCCTATAGCAATATTAATGATGTGCATGTTGGCGCTGTCTTAGCAAGAGGGGCATCCTCTCCTGCTCAATATGTTCAAATGTACGATTCCCTATATAAGAAAGTTGTTGCAGAGCGCAAGGCTGAACCATCTTTAGACGAGGTGAGATTAATTCAAGCTACTGCGTATGCTGCGTTAAATTGTGACGAAAACCAAATTTACAATCGTGGAGAATAACCATGGCTCAAATGATAATAACTGCTGATACCGAATCCAAGACACTTGAGGTTACTATTGATGGAATGACAATTCCAAACGTAAGTGATGCCAGTGTTTACTTGTATAGGGATTCCAATGGGAATGCAAAGGAATTGTATGGAAGTGTCTACACTGTTGAGAAATCAGATAATGGTGTTACCAAGAGAGTGACCTATCATGCAGAAGGTTCAGAAAAAGCGCAAAACGCCATAGCATCAGGAATTAAGGTGTATACTGATGTGAAGGGATTTGTTGGAATTTCTGATGAGAGTGAAGCCGCTTTGGATATCGATGAGTTCCTTTCATCACAAAAAAAGGGATATTAAATAGTTGTGGTGTATAATAACGATGAAAGGGTATTTGAATGATTCCAATATATTCTGCTGAAGTATCTGATGGCATTGCAGAAGCAGTGGCATCTCAGAACTCGATAGCATATATAAGTCCTATACTAAGTAGTCCAGAAAATCTTAAAAAGCAACTTGTTACTGCTAAGGTTTTACAGGATTTACAATTAGCCATAGGAAATGATGTAACGTTTGACCTATATCCCATCCACACCATATTGGTGACAACTGGATGGAACAAGAATGATGACATCTTTGATAGATATGAAACGTGGGCATCAAGATTTACCCCAGAAGATAAACCATTTAATATTGGTCATAATCCAAGAGAAATTATTGGACACATTACTGCTAACACAGTTATAGATGATGACTTAAATGTTGTTGCGTCTGATTTGGCATTTGATGAAGTTCCAGATAAATTTCACATACTTACAAGCGCTGTAGTATATAGACATGTGAATAGTCGTGATGAAGCTCTTGAGGCGGAAGCGGCAGCCATGATAGAAAGTATTCAGAATGGCGAACAATTCGTATCTATGGAATGTTTGTTTGGCAACTTTGATTATGGTCTCACATACGCTGGTGGTGAGCAAGAAGTTGTGGAGAGAAATCAAAGTACAGCATTTCTAACCAAACATTTACGAAGACATGGCGGTTGTGGTGAATATAATGGTGGCAAACTTGGCCGCGTGTTAAAAAATATTACGTTTAGTGGCAAGGGACTTGTAGAAAATCCTGCAAATCCCGAGAGTATCATTTTCAACGATACAGAACAATTTCGAGGAGTTTTTGCCTCGGTGTTACCAAAGCAAGAACAAAATACAACAACTCTAACACAAGGAGATGCCAGTATGGCTGAAACTCAAGATAAATATGCTGAGAAGCTAGAGGCACAAGTCAAGGAACTACAAAGTGACCTTGCTGCTGCTAACACAAAGATTGAAACTTTGGGCGAAGCTCAAGTTAAATCTCAGTTGGCCGAGAAAGATGTTGCTATTGCTAAGTTGACCGAACAGGTTGAAGCATCTGATACAAAAATCGAAGAATTGACCGCATCTTATAATGATGCTGTTAAGGCTCGTGAAACCGCCGAAGCTGAGAAGGCCGAGGTTGATGAGAAGTTGGCAGAAGCTACTGAGAAGATTACAGAAGTAGAAGCCAAAGAAAAGACAACTGCCCGCGTAGCTTTGTTGGTTGACAAGGGTGTTGAGCACGAAGAGGCCACGGCCGTAGCTGCTGAATTTGATAGCTTGGATGACGAGAAGTTTGCAAGCATAGTTGAATTGAAGGCTGCTGTTGCTGCTGGTGGAAAGCGCCCAAATAACCTTGAAGTTCCTAATGAGGAAGAGGGCGACACAAAGAAAAAGAAAGCCAAGGCAGATGCCGAAGGCGAAGAAGAAACTGCTGACCCCGATGGCGAAGCTGCTGCTGATGATGCCGACCTAGATAATAGTGTTCCTGATGAAGACCCCGCTTTGGGTTCTGACGAAGAGAACAACGAACAGGACGAGCTAATGCAGTCTTTGGCTGGTTTTTTGGACACTACAATGCATGGCTCAAAAGCTAGCGAGTAAGCCCAATTTTCCTTCCTATTTGTACATACATACTTTAATAACATTTTTTTTGGAGGCTTTATTATGGCTCTAAAAGGCGACAGATACACTGCAATCACAGAGATTAGCTTCTTCATGGACCAAGTTGCTGAGCGCGGCGGAATTGCCGTTCTTAAAACTGCTGGTTCTGGTGCTGCTCTTGACCAATCAGCGGCCGAAGTGGAGTACGCTGCTAGCCCATCCGGTAAGGTTCCCATGGGTCTATTGACAGACGACATGGTTAACAAAGACTTGACACGCACTCACTTGAATTTCCAAAAGTCCGAGCACCAAAAGGGTTCCAAGGTGAACTTTGCTCGTGACGGTTGGTTCGTAACGAACATGATTGAGAGCACAGGCATTGCTGCTGCTATTGGTGGTGGCTCAGGTGCTTATCTAGGTTTGAGTGGGCTACTTACAACGGCTGCTACTGGCCCCGGTGGTTATAGCAATCCAAAGGTAGGTATCTTTGAATCTAGCCAAGATGAAGACGGATATGTCAAGGTTTACGTCAAGCTACCTAACCTAGCCTAAGCTGATTAAGTAGTTCGTTTATTTACTAAAAAAAAATACTCAAGTTGGAGATAAAAACATGGCCGACAAAAGAGTCATTGAACCTACACCCGCCATGACGCAGCTTTTGCGTGACAGCGGTTCAAAAGACCCCGGACAATCCGAGGCAGCTACTCGACAACTAGCCGTTGCGCTAGAAACACCGCTTCGTAAGGGTGTTATGAGTGGTGACATTACTGGTGGTATCTTTGAGCGTATTAGACTAGCTCCAGGTGCTGCACCTGAATTCCCATTGGATTTCGTCCAACCGGGTACAGAGAAAGATTATGTAGCGTATACGATTCCTAGCCAAGGTCGTATTCCAGAGCGTAACGTCGAAGGTGACTTCGTCATGGTCCCAACGTATGACGTTGGTTGTTCCATCGACTGGTTGTTGAAGTACGCTCGCGATGCTCGTTGGGATATTGTTGGGCGCGCAATGCAAGTTCTTGAGGCTTCTTTCATTAAGAAGACCAATGACGACGCATGGCATACAATTCTTGCCGCTGGCGCCGACCGCAACATCGTCGTATATGATAGTGCTGCTGCCGCTGGTCAGTTTACCAAGAGATTGGTAAGTCTTGGTAAGACCGTTATGCGCCGTAATGGTGGTGGTAACAGTAGTAGCATCAACAGAGGTCAGCTAACCGACATGTACTTGAGCCCAGAGGGTATCGAAGACATTCGCGATTGGGGTGTTGACCAAATCGATGAAATTACTCGCAACCAAATTTTCCATGCTGTTGATGGTACACTAAATCGTATCTTTGGCGTTAACTTGCATGACCTTGACGAGCTTGGTGTGGGTCAGGAGTATCAAAACTTCTTCACTAACGACCTAAGTGGTTCTTTGGCCTCTTCAGACCTTGAACTAGCAGTTGGTCTTGACCTTCGTACAAACGACAGCTTTGTGAACCCAGTTCGTGAAGATGTTTCTGTGTACGATGACCCAGCCTTGCATCGCCAAAGACGCGCTGGCGTTTACGCTTGGGGTGAGCACGGCTTCGCCGTACTTGATAACCGTCGCGTTATCTTGATGTCCTTCTAAGCGACGTTTAACGACGATTGACAAAAATATAGAGTGATGGCGACGGCGAATGCAAAAGTCGTTCGCTATCACTCTTTTTTTTATAGGGAGATAATCATGTCTGAAAATCCTAATACAATTGCTCAACCTACAGCAGATGAGCTTCGTAAAAATTGGCAAAACCGCAGGGCTCGTGGGAGTAAAACGGTTGATATTGCTACAGACCAAAAGTATGCCGTAGTGCTTCTCTTGCTTAATCCCGCTGTTTCTCAACCCGGTGATTATGCAACTTTGGGAGCAAATATTAAGGCTATTACTGGCATTCAAGATGTAAAATTGATGGTTGATGGTCACACTGTATCTTCGGTTCCTACGGAAGATAAATTGGTCGCAATGGTTAATACAGCCATTCGTCAAGTTACCATACCACAACCACAAGAATAAAGGGGAGACTTATGTCTAAAAACCTAAATAATGTTATGTTTCGCGGCCGTTACACAGTCAAGTGTTTTGGTCCAGATGGTAAGTTAAAGTGGTCAGATGAAATAGAAAATCTGGTTGTTAATGAGGGTCTAGACCATATATTGGATAGTACATTGGCCGGTGGTTCACAAGTAACTACATGGTATGTTGGTTTACTTGCTGCTAGTCCAACTCCATTGGCAACCTGGACTAAGACAGAGGTTGGAGCTAATGACTTTGTGGATTATGACGAGGCTACGCTAGTAACTTGGACTCCAGATGCTGTTAGTGGTCAAAGTGTAGATAACAGCACCACACCTGCTGATTTTAGTATTAATCAGGACAGTAGTTCTGTTGGTGGTGCATATCTTGCGTCTACCAATACTAAAGCAGTTGAAGGTGGTGCGGCAGTTATATTTTCTGCCGGTGCTTTTACTGGTGGTAACAAGGCAGTCGATAATGGAGATACGTTGCAAGTTACAATGACATTCTCTAACTCATCATCATAAGGAGTAAAATATGGCTTGGTCACAAAGTAAAAATAATGTGTTTTTTAGACGAGCGCAAAATTGGGCTGCTAGCTTAGTTAATCTATTAGAAGAAAGAAATAGGCTAGTAGATTTATACACGAATGAAGCAAGTGGAGACCCTGCGTTTGTGGATACTGATATAGCAACAAAAGTGGAACTTGGCAACTTGAAAGACGTAATGGATAATCTTGATGCCATGGTGAATAATGGAGTAGTAAGTCAAGAGAGTCGTATGGGTAAACTGACTCCATTCTTAGCTGACCAGGAGTAACAAATGGCTACTTGGTATGTAGATAGTGCTGCTAGTACAAATCGAGCTGATATCAACTCTACAGTAGTAGTTGAGGAAAATCGTTGTTATGTAAGCACCGATACTGGTGTTATTTTTGAGTGTACGGTAGGTGGGACAACCGCTGCTAGTCCGCCGACATTTGATACGACCCCCGGCAATACGACAGTTGACGGTGGTGCGACGTGGACTGCGAGAGAGCATAACTCTTGGGACAATGCAGCACCCACACTAGACCATCTGCTTACCGGGGAAACAATAGCAGCCGCCGATGAGATATGGTTAGAGGACGGGCACGTTGAGGGAGCGGTAGTCTCAACTACCTACACCTTTACGAACGGTACGTTGTTGGACCCAATTAAAGTTGTGTCTGTAGACAAGGTAGATGATTCGTACTCGCCTGGAGCCACTATCGATGTCAATGGAACTATCAATGATGATGTGAATATCTATGGCTATACGACGTGGTACGGTGTGACGTTAGAGGCATCAGACAACATTGCATTGGGAAACGGGGAGGGAGACTTAGTTAAGCTGGTTGACTGTATTTTGAATCCAGATGACCAAGTAGCTAATAGTACGAATTCATATGTAGGGCGTGGTATAGTCTTGGAAGATTGTACGGTATCAATTAAAGATACTGGAAGTACACCAAGCCTTCAGCTTAACCGTAATGCGGCATCGTTTGTCATGCGTGGTGGTTCTTTGTCGGCACCCCTGACCGTAACTGCGGGGCTTATTATATGTAAGCAAGCATTGGCCGGTGATGCTCAACTATTTCTTTTTGAAGATGTCGACCTATCAGATTGGCCATCAGGTACGAAGTTATTTGATAACAGTACCGACATCAAAAACACGTATATCTTCAGACGTTGTAAGTTGCCGAGTGGCTATGTGTTAGGTACGTTGCCCAAACTGTCTAAGCTAATTATAGAGAGTTGCAGCACGACTACGAGCACCGTTCCATTCTTGGGAGTGACGACCTATAAGGATGATTGGGGGACGGTTGAATCCGATGTTACTGATTATCGTAATGGTGGGGCGACTGATGGTGAAAATGAATTCAGTTGGAAGGTCACGTCTAATGCAGTTACGTACGAGTCACCACTAGAGCTTCCGCCAATTGGACTTTGGGTTGAACCTGGAGCTTCCCCAAAGACACTAACACTGTATATAGCTGGAGCAAATGACCTAACAGATGATAAGATATGGGCGGTTGTTGAGTCTCCTAGCGAAGACGTACCAGCAAATCCTAACCATAAAGTCAGCACGTCGAGACCAGACCCAAGAACTACAGGTACGAATGTCTCAGTAACAAGAGATACTGGGTCGACTTGGGAGGGGTCCAACACAGGTGTGGACGGAGGCTTGGGACAGCAGAAGATAACCATATCCGGTATTGATGCGACTGAGGCAGGCCCTTTAGTGGTTCGCGTCTATATTGCGGCGGCAAGTGATACAAGATATATTGACCCCAAGCCAGTGATATCGTAAAATGGCACGCATACACACAATTAATGGCACAACTTTTCTTGAGCAGTCTGTCCGAGACTGGACTGTTAATGGCTTACAGGTGTCTGAGACATCTGTTGCTTCTACCGATAGATATTGGGTGGGTGCCTCAAATTCGTCTTGGAACAATCCTAATAATTGGTCAACTACTTCTGGTGGGCCTGTTGGGGCGGGTGTACCCACATCTGCCAACGATGTGTATTTTGATGGCAGTTATATAACCGCTAATTGTCTGTGTGATGTTGCTATTGATGTGGCTAGCTTAACAGTTGAAGCTACATATGATGGTAAACTTGATTTTGGAGATAGTGCTTATTCACATATTGTTGCTGGTGATTTTATAGTTGATGGCACCGATGAAATAGATTGTGGAGATTCAACTATTACCTGTAGTGGTGATTTTGATATTAGTGGTCAAACCACATGGACTTATGCTACATCCACTGTTGTCTTAAATGGCACTAGTAAGACTTTAACTAGTGTTGTTCAGAATGATTTTTATGCGTTGACTATTGATGGAACGATAAGCACCTCTGGTTATATTGATATGACAGGAGCGGGTGCCTTAACTATCAATGCTGGTAAGCAACTTACCTGTGTTGCTACTGTTAGAAACAAGAGTGGTACTACTAGTGTTGCTGGAACAGTTAATATCAGTTCTGGTCAATTATTTGAGGTTGTTGGGTTGGCTGTCCCTACTGGCGGACAAATTACTGGAGATGGAACATTATCTGTAAGCAATACTACCATTTCAGATGCTTCTGGCACCATTGACCCAGAATTACTTTATTTCGGTATCAATATAACTTTGGCTCCTGGAACCTATGGTTCTGCAACTAGTGTCGTAACATGCACCAATGTTTCTAGTACGCGCACACTAACCTTTGGTGGTTCTGGTGACACATTTGTGTTTCCTGGCGATGTGGTCTTTGATGTTCTAGCTGCTGATTCATATACTATTGATGCGTACACAAATAATGCTTATATCGAATTTCAAGGAGATGTTACACTTAATGAAACATCTGGTACTTTGAATTGGTCTAAGGCAACTTTCGGTGGCAATGTTCAGTTTAATGGTACGACCGTTTATACCGATAATACTGTAGCCACACAAAATATTGGCGACGTAGAATTAGATGGAACATCACTTACATTGAATTCTGATATGAATTGTGATGTTTTCACTGGTACTAGTGGAGCCTTAGATATCAATGGAGCTAATACACTTACAACTACCGGCAACATGGATTGGACCAGTGGCATGACTCTGTCTGACCCATCTGGTGGTACATTTGATATCGGCAATGATTTTACAGCAGATGGACAAACTATTAATGCGGCTAGTACATGGTATTTGAATGTTAGTGGTACGAGCGCCGTGGCTAGTGGTACTGGTTACGTTGAAAATTCTGACGCTAGTGGTGGCACGCAGATTGATGCATCGGCTGGTCCATGGACCCATGATGGTTCTAATGTCAATTGGAAGTTTTCATCTGGTACTATTGTGGTGGCAGCAATTACTGAAAGTGTGCAATTTAGCGAAGACGCTGTCAATATTATGACCGGGGTGGTAAGCACGGAAGAGACAGTCTCTCTTGCTGAATCCGCCGGAAACGTAATGACGACTAGTGTCCAGATTTCAGAAAGCGTAAGTTTGTCTGATACGTCTGTGAACATTGTGTCTATTGTGGCTAGCATCGTAGAAAGTGTACAGTTATCCGATGTTGGTGACAACATACTTGTTGGAACTGCTGTCGTAGCTGAAAATGTTGTTGTTGATGATAGCCCTGACAACACAGGTATTTTACTAGCCTCTGTTTCTGAAAGCGCACAGGCGACAGATACACTAGCTAGTGTAATGACCACACAACAAAGTGTATCAGAAAGTGTAGTGTCGGCAGATAGTAGCAATAGGACAGCCATTGTTCCAACTGGTGTTTCCGAGAGTGTTGTGGCCATTGACTCCCTTGCTAATATCGCACAAATTATAGCAAGTGTAAGTGAAAATTCTGTATTTGCTGATATAAATACTAACACGTTAATTGGTATTGTAAACGTAAGTGAAAGTATGGAATTAACTGATGTAGTTACTTTCCCATCTATTGATATTGTTTCTCTATCTAATTCTATATTTACATTACCTAGTCGTGATATTATAGTGTCAGCGATTGTGAGAGAAGACACATTTACATTGCAAAGTAGACCTACTATATGGAGATTAATATTATGACATGTTCTGTAACTGCACCTGAAATCTTGTGCAAGCAGCCGTCCGAAGACCGTCAATTTACAATGGATTTTTCTAATCTATTGAGCGGGACGGAGGTTATCAATACGATTGGTTCTGTGTCACATGAGCTTCGTGGGGGAGGTGCTTCTGACCTTACGGTGTATAATGAAGTAAAGAATAGTGATTCTACAGCGGTTTTATTTTGGGTGTCTGGCGGTACAAACAATAGTACATACAGAATAGAAATTGTTGTTACTACTAGCGCTGGGCAAACTATCGAAGGCGATGGCCTTTTATCAGTAAGGGATGAATAATTATGTCATGGCAAACTACAATAATTCCAATTGTGCGTGGTCTTATATTCGATATAACACCACCATATACATATGGTGATACTAGACTAGAAGAATTAATAGTTGTGTCTGCTGTTTTGGTCACACACGAAGTTGATTTTAGTACAACCTATACTATGGATTTGAATGCTGTGTCTATTAGCCCAGACCCAAGTAGTGATGATGATTTTGTCGCTTTGGTTGCTCTTAGAACAGCATGTTTGATTGCCCAGGGCGAGTTGAAGGATGCTGCTAATACAGCTATTAGAGTTAAAGATGGTCCAGCTTCTATTGATAATAGCGGTAAAGCTAAAACTTTGGGAGAGGTAGCGGAAAATGCCTGTGAAGCTTATGAAAAAGCTAAGCAGAATTTCCAAATTGGCGATGGTTCAGTTGGTCGTGCCATTGTTGGTCCTTACAATACAGGTCGTAGTCCAGGGTATACACATCCGTATGGATATTACAACGAGAGGAGATTTAACTAATGGTTTCTGATTATATCGCAAAAGCAATTACTGCGAATGATGTTGACCATGGCGATTCTGTGTATTTTGACCCAGATAAACAAATTGTTGGCGCTGGTGTTGGTTATACCGGTGAAGTCAAAGAAGGTCTAAATAACAGATTTAACTTCCGTGCTGACATTTCATCTGCGTGGTATAACGGCAGCGGTGCTCCTGACCAAAACTTAGGTTATGAGCACGACTATTATTTGGATGACGATACTGGTGTGTATTATCGTAAAAATCAAGGACAATGGGAAGCCCAGGGTGTTCTTAGTGGTGGAGGTGGCGGTGGGGATGTTGTTGGTCCCGCATCATCTGTGAATAATACTATTGCTCGTTTTGACGGTACAAGCGGAAATGTTATTGATGATAGTCAAATCACTATTGATGATAATGGTAATGTAGCCAATATTAATACTTTAGTATGTGATGCAATTGCTTCACCAACACATGCAGAAGGAACGTTGTTTTATGATAATGCCAATAAAACTTTGACATTGTATAATGATAAACCAGACGTTGCTTTGCAAATTGGAAGGGAAATGTGGTTGCGTGCTTTGAACAATACCGGTTCTACGATTGTTAATGGTACGGTTGTTTATATCAGCGGCGTGTCTGGTAGTGATGCTACTATTGCATTAGCGCAACCCGATGAATACGACAAGAGTCGTATTATTGGTGTGACTACTGAGCAAATTAATGATGGACAACTTGGTGAAGTCACTGTGTTTGGTTCTGTTTCTGATGTAGACACTAGTGGTTTAAGCACTGGTCCAATTTACCTAGATAATGATGGTATACTTACTAGTACTAAACCTAGTGGCTCCGATTTTGTGATTTTGGTTGGTACATGTTTATCTGTTAATGAAACTACAGGAAGAATTTTTGTAAATTCATCCATGTCAGAAACTACTGTAGAAGTTACTGATACTAATGGATTTCCTAGTCGCACTAATAATACCATGTCATTTGATGACGGTACGAGAACCTTTACTATAACACCAACCGGTACTCATTTTTATTATTATCAAGATGGACATTCTGTTGTAGTAGATAGTGCTGATACTGTAGTAATTGATGATACTGAAGGCTTGCACGTTATTTATTACGATGATGCAGTTGGTACTTTATTGTCAATGGCTAATCCAACAGAGAGTCAAGTAGACCAGCTTATTAGACTGAAATGTTTGGTTGCTTATGTTTATTGGAATGCTACTGATAGTAGGTTAGAGGGATATTTTGCCGATGAGCGTCATGGAATTAGTATGTCTCCTAACACACATTCATATTTGCATTTTACACGAGGCGCACAGTATTTGAGCGGTTTGTCGGTTGGAGACCTTAATGTTGCTGGAGATGGTGATACAAATTCACACGCACAGTTTTCAGTTACAAGTGGATTTATTACAGATGAAGACAACATAACATCTCCACCAACAATTACAAGCACTTCTGGTCTGTCAATATATTATTTAGATGGTGCTTCTGGTAATATGCGCAAAACTACTCAATCTGGTTTTGCAGTTCTAACAGACGTAACGGCTGGTGTTGGTGTTACTGGACGCCTTGTTTGGAATGAATGGACTGGAGCAACATGGCAGTTGTCTACTGTAACGAATAATGACTTCGTGTTATGTCATGTGTTTGCAATTAATGGCATTGAGGGAGAAGACCAAACAATCGCTGTTATTGGACAGGCTGAATACGGCAATGTTGCCGCTGCGCGTGCTGGTGCATCTACTGAAATTGCCAATATTTTGATTGGATTTCCGTTTGAGGAAGTTGTTCCAATTGCTAGTATTATTTTTCAAACTGGCAATACATATGGTAATGATGTACAGGCTCGTGTTCGCCCTGCTGATGATGGTGATTATGTAGATTGGAGAACTACTGAATTAGCACAAGGTGTTACAGCTTCATCACACAGCAATCTTACTGACTTAGATAATGATGACCACACACAATATGCTCTTGTTGATGGAACGCGCATACCAGATACTACATATGTTATTCAAACTAGTCCTTCTGAAACAATTCTCACAGGTAATGGTGTTTTGTATTTTACAGTACCATCTAGTGAAAATGGCCGCGTATTAAAATCAGCCCATGCAGCAGTTGTGGTTGAGTCTAATGTAGACCCAATACAGCTACAAATCTATAATATTACACAGACAGTCAATATGCTTAGTACTATTATGGAGATTGATACTGGTGAGTTTTCAACATATACAGCTACTACTCCTCCTGTTGTGGACACAGATAATGATGATGTTAGCACTGGAGATAGATTGCGTATTGATATACAAGATGATGGCAATGACGCAGCAGAAGGATTAGAAATACATTTAGTATTTGGAGATGCGTAATATTTTAACTTAATAAATTGGAGATAAACATGGCTGATTTAGCACAAAAAGCTATAAGCGCTAATACACAAAAAGAAGGTACTAGAATTGCTGATGTAAATAAGCAAGGAGATATGCAGACATTAGGTGGAGAGGTAATTCCAGACGATGGAGGTTTGGAGGTTGCTAACACCAAATGGGGCAATCGTTCTATGGGCAATGATGGCCTAATAACTTAAAGGTGAAACATGGCAGATAGACTTCCAACCTTGGGAAATTTTGATATTCCGTCAGAAATTTTTGACTTACACGAGTGGGTCGCAGATGAATTTATTGATGGAGAACTAGGGTCAGACTGTACTCTTATCTTTCCACCTAAACGGGAAGAGTGCGATAATTGTCTATTTGATACGCATACTAATCGCTCGTCTCACATATATAAGACTGGCGGCCCCATTCCCTTTGCTAATTATGGTACGTGTCCTCGCTGTCAAGGTAATGGCTATTTAGAATTGCCATCCGAAGATAGTATTAGGTTGCGCGTATACTGGGAGCCAAGTAGCTGGAGAGACATTGGTATCAAAGTGGCCGACCCAGAGCACGCATGTGTCGTTATTGGCTATATGGTAGACCTACCAAAGTTTGAAAGGGCCAACACTATCCTGCTTAATGATAACGTAAAGGGCATACGAAATTATGAAGTAGCTCGTGATGGAGAAGCCTATCCATGGGGTTTTAGACGTAATAGATATTTTCATCAGGTTGTAAGGAGAACTAGCGGTGGCTAAACGCGGTAAACTATCTGTGCAAATACCGATGAGCCTATCACTTGTAACAACAACTGCTAGTTTTAAGAAGCGTATCTTGAAGGCTATGCAAAAAGAGATTACCAAAAAGCTTAGCAGTAAAGCGTTTCAAGATGATTTGCGTCGTGATACAAAAAGGATTCTTAGAGAATCTCTTATGAGACAGCCTGAATACTTAGACATGGTTGCTCATGATGGTAAATTACGTAGAGAGCTTGGTGTTGTTGATAGTACATCTGCGATGGATAGTCTTGTGAGAGACTGGGTAAATAGTACTCATGTTAAAATTGCCAATCCAAGAATTGTTGGTTCTATGCTGGTTGGGTCTCTGGTGACCATACGAGCTATTCAAGCAGATTATGAGGATGTTATAAATCGAGCATATGCTAGTTATATAACAGAAGATGGTGATACAATACCTTGGCTGGAATGGTTGTTAAAAAAAGGACAGAGTGTTCTTGTTACAAACTATGTTGTATTTAGACCAAATCGTCACACTAGTGCGTCTCGTACTGCAACCAATACAATTATGAAGAAAACGGCTGGTGGTGCGTGGGGTGTTCCAGAAGAATATTCTGGTACTCTAGAAAATAACTTTGCTACTCGTGCTGTTATGGATGCCGTGAAGCCAATTGAAGACTTAATCATTAGACAGACGCGCAGGAGACTATAATGGCGTTGCAAGACTATGAAAAATTTGATGGCGTCACTGACTGGCGCAAGGATGGCTTTAATGAGAATCTCCAGTATGGTGTAACTGCTTGGAGTAAGTGGTCTATGTTGAATATTGGAGGTTTTGAGAATGTATTGAAATCTCAAGCGAGCGGTTTGTATGGTGGTCATCCAGCTATTTTGAGATTAGCAGATGACCCTAGGTATACAAGCGGACAGGTGTGGGAAGGTATTAGGTCAGACTGGGTGTGGGAAACCGGTATTAGTTATGGTGTACAACCACAGTTTTGTAGCGGCGTCTATGTTGATGATTCATTTAAGACCACCGCAACTGAGGTTGGTGCATACGCACACCATATTGACTTTCCTCGTGGACGCGTTGTGTTTGATACGCCCATTTCGACAACTGCCGATGTTCGTGCCGACTATTCATTTCGTATTCCCACTATAGGCAATGCTAAAGAGCCGTGGTTCCAAGAATTGTTGTATGGGTCACTTAAAGTACATAGGTCAGATTTTCCATCTACCAGTGGTTCCCACAGTCAATTACCGGAATCTCGTCGCTCAATGCCAACTGTTGGTGTAGAACTTTCTAATCGTATTAGATATGTGCCATATCAGTTGGGTGGCGGTCAAGCGCTATTGCAAGATATATTGCTATATGTGCTTGCTGAAAATAAAGAAGAACGTGATAAACTATTAGATATTTTTGCCAATCAAAACAATAAAGTAATATGGTTACCAGATAGAGGTTTGATGAAAGCCAATACTCAGTTTCCTGTAGATATAGATGTACAAGGAAGACCAGTTACTAACCCAATGCAATATCCAGATATCATTGCCCCAACTGGAAATGGTGGTTTTAGAAATGGTAATATTATGTTTCATAATACTCAAAGCGAGATAATGCAAACCACTAATGATTGGTTATATCGTGGTGTAGTAAGATTTACTTGCGAGGCAATATTCGAGAACATATAGAGTTCGTCTTACTATGGTGTATAATATTGTGGCTTGGTCCTCAAAGCTAATAACAATCAGGAGAACAAACTGTGGCAAATAAAAGAATTTTCTACGCTGTGCAGCGTGCTGGTATTGCACCGGTGACAGGTGGTGCTTGGTCTGTTGCGACCATCCGTGGCCTACAAACACTTGGTGTAACGACAACTTTTAACCTTGAGCAAGTATTTGAAATTGGTCAGCTTGCTATCTATGAAAACATTGAAGGTATTCCAGATATTGAAGTCCAAACCGAAAAGGTAATGGATGGATATGCTCCAGTGTATCTAATGGCAACCCAAGGAGATTCGGCCGGTAATGCAACCGCAGCTTCAACTCTAGTGGGTCGTGCTATGGGTCAATGTAATATGGCTGTTGCTATTTATCCAGAAACACAGGGCGCCGCAAGCGGCACTCCACTTACAGAAGTACAAATGAGCGGTCTCTACGTGTCTTCTGTTGGTTATGCAGTTAGTGTTGACGGTAATGCAACCGAAACTTGCACGCTAGTTGGTAACAACAAAGTGTGGGTCATTGGTGGTGATACTGGTAACTTTAATGGTTATGACCTTGGTGGAACTACGTGGCTTGATAATCCATGGAGTCCTGCGGCTATTGCTGCTGGTAGTGGTGCTCCAAAATCTATTACTGGTTCTGGTGGTGTTAACAGACGAGAAGATGTCATCTTTGGTAGTGGTGCAACCGTTTCCCTATTACCAAAGAATATTCCTGGTGTTACAACTGCTGCATCTAACTCTGGTATTAACGTTCTTGGTTCTGATGGTTATGGTGTCCATGTTCAATCTTGGAATATTAATGTTGACTTTGGTCGTGAAGAACTATTTGAACTTGGTCGTAAGGGTACATACTACAGATATGTGAATTTCCCAGTTGAAGTAACAAATGAATTTACAGTCATCAGTACATCTGGTGACCTGATTTCTGCGGCAGAAGAAGGTATTTATAGCCAAGGTAACCCAGGTAGTTGTGGCGACTTGTACAACCTGACTGACCAACCATGTAAGCTTGTTTTGTGTGAAGGTCTACAGGTTGACTGTGGTTTGCTTAACAAGCTATCTAGTGTTGGTGTTAGTGGTGGTGACGCTGGTGGTGGTAACATGGAGGTTACGTATAGTTATAGTAACTTCAATGATTTTGATGTAAAACATCCATCAGACCCAGTTGTTGCTTTGCAACCATAAGATAAATTGAATTTTTAATTGACGGACGAGATAGTTCGCGGGTAGAATATATAGCTACCCGCGAACTTATTCTCATAGGATTTTATAAGGAGACAAAACATGAATAATGGACTACGTCCATCTATGGACCAAGTACAACAAGCTATACAAGAGGCTGCCGCGCAGCAGCCCACTTCTATTCCCATTCAAGCTGTCGATGCCGACCAACTTCCCCGTGAAAAGGGTTGGAGCTATGACGAGATTGCTCGTATAGTTGGCAGCTTGTATCTTGACTCCCATCACCGTCTTTCTTTGGCGGAAGAACAGTTTGCTGCTGTCTCTGATGAATACCAACGTAAAGTGCTCCAGACCGAGGCCGCATTACAGGCTAAGCAAGAAGAGGTTGACCGCCTAATGAAAGAGATTGGTCAATTAAAGCGTGAGTTGGAGAAACCCAATGGAACACAAGCTTAATTTAGAGTCTTTACTCTACCAAGTGATGACCGGGCGTACTAGGTGTGTCGTAATGGATACGCCGTACTATGTGTGCCCACCTTCTCCTGCTCAACGTCTAGAGGCATCGTTTATATATGACAATACAATATATGAATGTTCATTCCAAGGAATATTAACGAATGAACAAATGTTGGAAGTGATGATAGATAATAATTTATGGTCAATGGAAGAGGAAACAGAATTAAATTCTGCACCCACACGAATGGATGCACTGAAAGTTGAAATGTATAGTAAGCATGCTGCTTTTCAGAGTCGTCGTGTAGAACAAGCTCGCCGTATGTTGGAAAGGCTACGTAGGCGTGTTGATGATTTATCTGCTAGAAGACATATGTATGATTTATATACATGTTCTGGTTTAGCCACTACTATGCAGATGCAGTATTTAATTTCGTGTAATACGAGGAATGTGGCTGGTGAACTCATAGATTTAGAGTCACAAGCAGATTGGTTGTGTACAAATATTTTGGAAACATACATACGTAATCGTCCAAGCGAACAAAGTTTGCGTGACCTATCAAAGTATGGTAAGTGGCGTATGATGTGGGCAAGCGGACACACAGAACACAGCGTTTTTGGTGTTCCGTCTACTTGGCTTACTGAGGAGCAGCAAAACTTAATAGCTTGGTCTAAGCTGTATGATAATGTTGGTGAACATCCAGAACCTCCATCAAAGGAAGTATTGGATGATGATGACATGTTGGATGGCTGGGTTATACTCCAGCAAAGAAAGCGTGAGAAAGAACAAAGAGAGCGTGACGGTGGTAAGCACGGAGGAGCACAGGAAGTGTTTATTCCTGCCGAGACTGCTGAGGATGCTAAGAGAATTGAAGGTATGAATGAGGCTGGAGCAGCCTTTGCTAAGCGTCAACGTATGGCATTGCTGCAAAAACAAGGAACAGTTAAAGAACAGCACATGCCTGATTCCAAACAGCAGATTTCTGTACAAGCCGCCACGGAATTTAGAGAAAGAATGCAACAAGCAAGGAGAAAAAGATGAATGAGAATGACACTCCTGTTCTAAGCCATGGACAGATGAGGGCTTTAACTAGTCGTATGAAGCAAGCCAAGGAAGACCGTTATTTGGAGCAATCTCGTAAGAGACTAGACAAGATTGTAACTACCAAGTTGCGTACTTCATTTATTGGTGCTTTGGCAGCTTTTGAGGAAGAGTTTGGTTTTTTGTGGGGACATAATCTGGATGAGGATGAATTAACCCCAGAACAATTAAATATGAGAGAACTATGGAATAATGTGCGTACTAATGTGTTGAATAATGGAAATACTCAACTACGTGCCGTGCGTACTGAAATTGCTAATCATGTGATTAAGTGGAATAGACATCACATGAATTTAACAGTCAAACCACAGGAGAATTGATATGACACGTAAGAAGGAAGTTTTTACAATTGCGAACGAAGAAGGTAAGGATGTAGAATATGCAGTGGTATCTCCCAAGCCAAGTCAGGGTAGGGAAGCTCAAAAGGCTTACAATACTGCATTTGCTGAGGCGGTTGATGCCAAGGCTCTGTTGCGCAAACGTCTCAATACATATATGAGAGAGCAAGGTTTGTGGAGCGATGAAAAGGAAACCGAAAGGGATAAGTTGATTGCTCGTATTAACGAGCTAGAGCTATCGTTGCAACGTGGTGGTATTAAGTTGACAGAAGCGCGTGACATGGCCATCGAGATGAGGCGAGTACGTTTAGCCTTGCGTGAACTGCTGTCTGAGAGCACGGAACTTGACACAAATACAGCAGAAGGCCAAGCGGAAAATGCCAGATTTAATCAACTGGTGGCTCTCTGTCTGGTGTATAATAAGACAGGGGAACCTGTGTACAAAGACATTGATGATTACCTTGAAAATGGGGATTCACCAGTAGCTTTTCGTGGTGCGCAGGAACTTGCCAATATGATGTTTCAACTTGATAAAAACTATGATACTAATCTACCAGAAAATAAATTTCTATCTAAGTGGAAGTTTGTTGATGAGCAGCTTCGCCTTGTTAATAAAGATGGTCATTTAATTGATACGGAAGGTCGTTTGATTGATGAAAATGGTCGCTATATTAATGACAAGGGTGAGTTTGTTGACATAGATGGAAACTTGCTTGATGATGATGGTAATTATGTTGTAGAATCATCTCCATTTCTTGATGACGATGGAAACCCTATCGTCGAAGAAGTTGAAGAGAAAAAGGTTGTCAAGAAGAAGACAGTCAAAAAGAAAAAAGTAGTATCAGAATCTTCTGATGAATGATAAGAGTGGATAGGGCTATATTGTCGGCGTGCGAGAGTGTGTTTTCTCGAAGTCTGACAATATAGTCTTTTTTTATAGGGTAGAGACATGCCACAACAGTTTAATTTAGTTGCACAACTTAAACTACAAGGTCCGAAAAATCTTGGCACTGTAGTCAAAGATATTGAGACCAGACTAAAGAATGTCAAAGCAAATATTGAATTGACTTTCCCAAAGGGATTGCCAAATCAGATGAAGATGTTTAATGACACTCTGAAAAGTGGTACATCTGAATTAAATAGATTTGCTACTCAAGCTAGAGTGGCTACTGGTGCTTTGCAGCAGTTGCATAAGGAAATGCAACGAACTGGCATGACGATGAAAGACATGAATAAGTCTTCCCAAAAAGCGTCTGCCCACACTAAGGCCATGGCTAAAGACATGAAGACCGCTGCCAATTCCATTCAGGATTTTGGTCACAAATCTGCCTTGGCCGTTAAGCGTTTCTTAGCTTTCTCTATTCCCGCTGGTCTTATTCTTGGTTTAACTACCAATATTCGCGCTGGTGTTAAAGCTGCTATTGACTTTGAACGTGAAATGATTCGTGTTCAACAAGTTACTGGTAAGACCTCTCGTGGTCTTATGTCACTTACATCTGCTATTGGACAATTGAGCACGGAACTTGGTGTGGCTTCTAATGAACTTGTGGTGGTAAGCCGTACATTGGCTCAAGCTGGTTTGAATGCAGCGCAGACACAAAAGGCTATGGCGGCTATTGCCAAAACAGACTTGTCTCCAACGTTCGATAGTGTGCAACAAACTACAGAAGGTGCTATTGCTGCTATGAGGCAGTTCCAACTTGAATCTAGTCAGTTGGAACGTGCGCTGGGTTCATTGAATGCTGTTGCTGGTAGCTTTGCTGTAGAATCTGCCGACATTATTTCTGCTATTCGTCGTACTGGTGGTGCATTCAAAGCTGCTGGTGGTAATCTAGAAGAATTGATTGCTTTGTTCACGAGCGTGCGTTCTACTACTCGTGAAAGTGCAGACTCTATCGCTACTGGTTTCCGTACTATCTTTACACGACTACAAAGACCTCGTACTATTCAGTTCTTGAAAGAGTTCAATATTGAACTACAAGAAGCTGGTAAGTTTGTTGGTCCATTCAAGGCTATTGCTGAGCTATCAAGTAAGCTGGCGTCCTTAGACCCGCGCGATGTGCGATTCTCTCGTATCACAGAAGAACTTGGTGGTTTCCGTCAAGTATCTAAGGTTATTCCTTTGATTCAACAATTTGCTGTTTCTGAGCAAGCTTTGCAAGTTGCTATCGCTGGTGCTAATTCTGTATCAGAAGATGCTGTCATTGCACAAAAAGCTCTGGCTGTTCAAATTCAAAAAGTGCGTGAAGAATACTTGAAGCTTGCCCGTGATGTTGTTAGCAGCCCATTGTTTAGAACATTGACTGATGGTGCTATTAAGTTTGCAAATGCGTTAGCAAGAGTATTGCGTAGTCTGGAAGCCGTTGCTCCTATATTGCTTGGCGCTGGTGTAGTTGGTGGCGCTCGGGCTCTAAGACCATTCATTGGTGGCGCCATTGGTAGAAATAAGGGTGGTCATATTCCTGGTTCTGGCAACCGCGATACTGTACCTGCCATGCTAACTCCTGGTGAATTTGTGTTGAAGAAAAGCGCAGCCAAGGCCATTGGTAGTGCTGGACTACACTCCTTGAATAATGTACAACATTTTGCTAATGGTGGCTCAGTACGAGGACAAGGCAATGTTGGTCGTGGTACTGGGCGTACTATTTTGGGCGCTGCTATTTTAGGACCGCTATTGCAGTCTACGGAAACGACTAGCGAAGCTATGAATGACCTAACTACTAAAATTACTTCTGCTATTATTGCCTTTGAATCATTTAGATTGGCAATTGGGGTGGGTCAGTCCATTGGTCCAATGAGAGGTGGTCGCGGCGGCTTTAATCGTTTGCGTACTGGTGCTGGCGCTGCTTTCTTTGGTCGTGATGCAGGAACTAGAGGTAGAGGTCGTGCTGTTTTAGGTAAGCTGACTAAGCAATTTACTGGTTTGAGTGCCGTATCTTTGGGTCTAACAGCAGCGCTTGGTGCGACTTCTGCTATTCTTATCACTTGGGGTACGTCTCTACAAAATACTGCTAAAGAACAAGCTAAAACGGCTAGAACAGAAAAGTCTCTCAATGCTGCTATTAGTAAATCACGTACTGGTGGAGCATTGAAGGGGGCTGGACTTGGCGCTCTTACATTAGGTGCAATTGGTACTGCTGTTGCTGGTCCTGTTGGTACAATTGTTGGTGGTGTACTTGGTGGTATCGGTGGTGCAATTGTTGGTGCCATTTTGGGTTCCAATGAAAAAGAGTTGCGTGCTATCAATAGACAGGCTCGTGCTACAGAAGTCAATAATGAATTGACAAAGAGTATTGAGAATTTGCTATCAGGCAATATCAACATTCTTGGGTCTAGAGACTTGGTCAACTTTGGTAAACAACTAGAAGAACAAAACAAGCTTGTTGCTGAGGCTAGAGCAGGTGGTACAGATGAAGAATCATTAGCAGCACAAAAAACACGCCGTAGCTTTTTGCCTCAAATAGAGCAAGTGAAAAATGCACTACTAGATAACGTAACCACACTACAGGCTTTTGAAAAAGCTGGTGGTGCTGGGGCACATATTATTGAAACATTGTCAACCATAACTGATAAAAGCACTAAAGAGATTCGTGCGTCTATCGCGGAAGATATTGATAGACGCCAAGAAAGTATTTCCATACAAAAAGAATATAATAGTGCTTTGTCAGAAGTTGTTAGCACTATGAATCTGTTTGTTCAATTTAATAGCGCTTTGAAAGATATCAATGCTAATTTAGAGCGCACTGGTATTAATGTTGGTGTTTCAGGAGCTTTGGCTGGTGGTAGTTTTGCTGGCAGTGGTAGTTTCAGAGGTCGTCCTGGATTTGGTCAGTTGTCACGAGTTGCTTCTGGTGGTGATTTAGGACAAGCGATGGGTGGTCTTGACCAACTAATGGGTGGTATGGCTCAGTCTCGTATTGGTGCGAATGCTTTACAACGTACTCGTAATATGGCTCAGATACTTAGCGAACTTCCTGATATTTTATCGGAAGTTGGTATGGCTGGCGCTCTGGACCCAGAATCTCTTACCAGACAATTTGGTGCTGTGGCTCAAGATAGATTTGGCAACTTAGAAGGTGGACAACAAGCTATCAATATCATTACTCGTGGTATTGACCAATTCTTGGATAGTAGAAGTAGCGCTGGTCCTGGAGAATTTTTGCGTAGAGCACGCTCTGACCCACAATCCTTGTTGATGGAACTTGGAGGTAAACAACTCACAGAAGTATTTCAAGAGCTTGATAAAATCGCCCAAGAAATGTTGTCTGCATCTAAAACATTAGATAGCGCCATTCAGGCTCGTAGTGTTGTAGAGATGAGTATTGCTAAGCAAAGAGTTGAGATTGAACAACAGCGTTTACAAGCTGGAAAAGCCTTGTTTGCTGCTCGCAATCGTGGTGATGCTACCGCTATATTCAGAGGTGCCGATACAGCTACTAGAAGACAAGTTGGTGGTTTGATTGGTCCAGGTATTGACCCGCTGGATGTTTCTGGTATTGGCCAAAAATTCCGTGATTTGAGTCGTGAGCTTGAAAGAGAAGTGGCCGCACGCCAAAATTTGACGGTTGGCACTCAAGCGTTCTCAGATGCCTCAGATAATATTGGTAGATTGAACACTGAGGTGAACAAATATCGTATGGCTCTTAATCTGTTGACTGATACCACAAATAAGGCAGCAGAAATTCAACAAACATTGAATTTGCTTGAGGAACAAAAGAAGGCTAGATTTGGTATTGCTGAGCGCTTTGCTTTTGGTAGTCGCGAAGACAGACAAAAGCTACTACAAAGTATTGCTGATACATTTCAAGCTGTTGAGCAAGGAAGGCCCCTAGACACATTCTCGTCACAGAGACGCTCGGGCATTCTTTCCTTGCTTAATTCTTTCCGTAATACACAAGCAGTTGCTTTTGGTGGTCAAACTGGCCTACAAGCCAAGACTGGTTTGGTTGGACGAAGAATTGGTAGAATTCCCAATGTTGCTGGTGGTAATTTAAGTATTGATGAGTTCAATCCATTAAAGCCGAACACACAACAACAAGCTTTGATAACAGAACTGAGAGATTTGTTTGTTCGTCGTGATACAGCAGAACAAGAGTTGTTGACTGGTCTTCAAGAACGCAACACTACTATGACCAATGAAATAGCTGCCACCATGAAGGATTTTACCACAAGCTTCATGACTCAGTTTGAGCTTGCAATAGTTGGTAGCTTGAATCGTCAAGTGCAAGCGGCGCGAGCCGAGGCTGGTACTGCCGATGTGCAATTGTCTAATGCTAAAGACGCTGCGCGTATAGCTAGTGGAATTCTTGGAAGGTCTGTAAGTACGACTGGTGGCGCACGAATAGCTCAGACATTTGCTACTAGACAAGAAGACATTGCCACCATAAGAAAACAACAGCAGCGCATTACATCCGTTGGCGATGCTAAGAACACCAAAGAGGCTTTGACAGAAGCTTTAACTCCTGTCTTAAAAGAGCAAGTTAATAAAGGTACGAATACAGCAGAAATTGCCAGTGCTATTAAGGCCACTGGTATTATATCTCAATTGTCACAACAAGGTTTAATTGGTAGTGAAGAGGGTGTTGTGCAGGCCCTCACAAAGACAGTTGGTGATGCTCTAACTAATCGTAAGTTTACCAGTGCGCTTGGCACCGAAGAAAATTTGGTGGTTGTGAAAGCATTTCGAGATGCTAGTCAAGGTGATGAATTAGGTGTTTCTAAAAGTGCTTTTAGCAAGTTGATATTTACACTAGCTCAAGATATTAACAAGGCCATTATTCAAAATAGAAATGAGCGATTGACTGGTCTTGGAGCACAAGCTGGTGTGGGAGAACAGGATTTCTTTGTTCTAATGCAAAAACGAGGTAATGCTTTTGCTCAACTAGGACAAGCATTAAAAACACTAAAGCCAACAGAACTGGAAGAGTTGGCTAAGAATTTTGAGCGTCTATCTGGTGTAGTAGAAGACTTAAATAATAGACTTGGCGCCGTTGGTGGTGCTGGTGCTACTAGACGTGCTGGTGGTGGTAGTATATTCAAGCGTCAAGGTACTGATACTGTACCAGCCATGCTGACCCCTGGAGAGTTTGTTGTTCGCAGAAGTGTTGCTCAAAAGAACATGGGTTTGTTGACAGCATTGAATAGTGGTGTTCAGAGGTTTGCAAACGGTGGTCGTGTAAAAACTTATGAGGAAATTTTGGCAGAAAGACGTGCTGAGTATGAGCGAGAAATGGCGCGTAGACGTTCTGAATTTGTAAGTAGGCGCCGTACTCCAGAACCACGACGTGGTCAACGTACTGATGCAGAATTAGCCGCTCTTGGTAGAACACCTGAGCAAATAGAAAGATTTCGTCATGAACAACGCATGCAACAAGACCGTCGACAATTTTTATTGGAAGAGTACGGAATGGAACGCAATGTTCCAAGAAATGTAACCAGAGAAAGATTTCGTCCTCAAGTTGCAAGTAATACTGTAGCGCAACCACAAGGTGGTGGCGGTGCGGTAGTTCGCGTTGAAACTTCAGATGACATGAAGACTTTTCCAACTCAAGTTGAAGCATCTGCTGAAATCATGAATGAAGCCGCAGCTACTTTCCAAGCATCAGCTTTGACAATGCAGGAGTCCATCAGAAGACTACCTGAACAAGTTGAAACTGCATTTGGCGGTGCTGTAACTAGCCTAGAAGAGTCAACACAAATGTTGAGTTCTGCAATTGGAACATTGGATACAGCATCCACAGCATTTGGTCAAACTGTAAGTCAATTAGCCGAGGTAGTTACTCAAATATCTACTGCGGCTGAATCTATGGGTGGAGCAGCAACACAAATACGTGATGCATTAGCACAAGAAGTTTCTATTAGTGTTACTCATAGTCATGAGCCCATCACTGTGAATATTGAAGGTGGTGGAGAATCATCCGTAGAAGGTTCAAGCATGGCAGAGTTTGTAAATAGTATTGTTGGTCCACAAATTGACGCACTACGTGATAGAATTCGCGATGTCGGTTTTGGCATTGCTTAACAGGAGATAGAGAATGTCTGTACGTTATTGGAGAGGTACAACTTCAACCGACCCAACCAATATCAATAATTGGTCTGATACTACTGGTGGAGCTACTCCAGCATCATCCGTGCCTGGAAGTGGTGATGACGCTATATGTGATGGTGGTGGTAATAATCCTTTGACCATGACTGCTAACTGGTCACTTGGTAATTTGTATTTAGACTCTGGTTATACCGCCAAGTTTGATATGGCTAATAGCGGATATACGCTTAGCATGGATGATGGTGGTGTTGTTGTATTGGGTGATGGTCATTTTGATTTTGGTGATGGCACTGTTACGATTGTCAATGGAGATTTTGACTATGAGAATTTAGCAACGCTTACGCGAGATACTGGTACTTTGGAATTTTCTTCTGGAACATGCAACTGGAAGGCTGGCAATGGTTTAACGGTATCTAATGTCACTATTGTGAGTGGAGCATCAGTCAATGCATCTGTAGATAGTAGCACACTAATACGTGTAATTGGTGTGCTGAGCATTGATGGTACACTTAATATGCTTGGTACTGATGATGTCTTTTTGTCTAGTGCGTCAAGATTATTGCTAAAAAGTGGTGCTATAGTTAATGGTGGAGATGCCGTAGCTAGATTCTATCTCGCTGGTATAACAGCCACAAATGGTATTACAGAATTTCACTCAAATGCAAGCTTGAATGTGAATATTACATGGGAAGGTGGTCAGACTGGTTCTGTTTTTGCCCCTGGCGTGTATCAAAATGTGCAGGCAAATGGTTTTAGTGGTGGTTGTGTTTTAGAGTTAAGCTCGTTGGGAGATTATACATTTGACAATCTACATTTGAGAGTTGCTGGTTCTGGCAATTGTCAGATGCCCAATACTACTAATTCACCCAACAGTATTATTATCAACGAGGATTTGACTTTAGAAACCGTTGCTGCTACTACAGGTACTATCAATATAGACGATACGTCTACTGGTTTGCTTTGGTATATCGGTGGAGATGTTGTAAACTCCATGTCTGGAAGCTCGGTTCTTAATTGGACTGGAGATTCAGTTATTATATTTGATGGTACTGTTAATCAGCTTGTTGATTTTAATGACAACTCAACTCCAGATATCATAATATCTAAGAATGATACAGATATTACATTTGATGGTGTTGACGCTACTTTTGATGATATTGCTTCATTAGGTGTTGTTACTATTAATACTGGATATTTTTATGGCACAAGTAGTGGAAATTTTGATGCCAAAAGTTTTGTATTTGTATCGCCAGATTCAGTAGATATGGGCGCATCTACAACGTGGGTTGTTAACAATGGAACTTTTGATTATTCAGCGGTTGCATTGACGTTTGACCAAAGTACCAGTACTGTTACTTTTAATGGTTCGTGTACCTGGGTTACCAACGGCGGTGATTCTCTGTATAATGTTACTGTTAGTTCTGGTGCTACTGTGGCAGCTAGCGCTGGTGCTGCTGCGCCAATTAGATGGACGAATAATCTTAACAACTTTGGAACAATCAATATTGCTTCTGGAGATAGCTTATTTGCTACTAGCGCAGCTAAAGTGTATCTCAAGGCTAATTCTATAGTGAATGGTCCTGGTCAATTGTATTTCACAACATTAACGGCCGGTGGAGGTGTTGTAGAGTTTGATTCTACAGCAGCGGTGAATGTGGATTTAGTTTGGCAAAATATACCAACGGGGGCTATATTAGCTCCTGGGGTATACTCACAGAATCTTTCCATAGAACCTTTGTTTACTACTAGTATACTTGAGTTAAGTGCTGGTGGTAGTTATACGTTTGGTAGTATTTCTTCATCTCCAACAAGTGGCGATGTGTTAATAGATAACAGCGCTAATAGTCCAGCTAGCATTACTGTGCTTGGAGATTTGACCCTAAATACGTCCA